AGAAAGCAATGAGAATATCAGACGTTATAGAATATTCACCTACAAGAGAATCATTTATAAAATCATTAGGTAAATTTAATGTTGGTACATTAGAAGAAATGGCTAGCTTACATTTGCATGATTTTGGTATATTCTTAGAGCTAGCGCCTGATGAAGAAGAAAAACAAAGACTAGAGAATAATATACAAATGGCTTTACAGCAAAACAGTATAAATTTAGAAGACGCTATTGATGTTAGAGAAGTTAGAAATATAAAACTAGCTAATCAATTACTTAAAATAAGAAGAAAAAAGAAACAAGTTTTAGATCAACAAATAGCTCAACAAAACATACAGGCTCAAGCACAAGCTAACGCTGCTGCTTCTGAAAGAGCTGCTGCTGCTGAAATGCAAAAACAACAAGCATTAGCTCAAACTGAATCTCAAATGTTACAAGTTAAGTCACAACTTGAAATGCAAAAACTTGAAAGAGAAGCTCAACTTAAAAAAGAGCTTATGGAAATAGAGTTTAATATGAACTTACAGTTAAGAAAAGCTGAGTCAGATGTTTTAAAAGAAAGAGAAAAACAAAAAGAAGATCGTAAAGACGAAAGAACTAAGATACAAGCAACTCAACAAAGCGAGTTGATTGATCAAAGAAAAAAAGATAAAGCTCCTAAAAACTTTGAATCTGCTGGATTTGATAATTTAGAGGGTTTTGGCCTAGAACAATTTGAACCTAGGTAATTTACTAATTATATAATATTTTATTATGGCAAACGCTGAAAAACAAGAAGAAGTTCTTCAAGAAGTTAAAACAGAACAAGTAGCTGTTGAACAAAACGTTGAGGAACAAAAACAAGAGGCGCCTAAAGTTCAACACAGAGTTGTTGAAGAAGGCGGAGATTTTAAAATTAAATTAAAAAAGAAAAATGAGCCCGTTCAAGAGCAAAGCACAGATGAGGTTTCTGTACGCGACGAATCCGACGCTGGCAAAGAAGTTTCTGAAGAAAACAAAGAAGAGCAAGCTGAAAAGCCTGCCGAAGAAGCTAAAGAAAAAGAAGAGGTAATACTCGAAGAAGTTTCACAAGAACAATTAGCTGAAGAAGAAAAGCAACAAGAAAATTTAGTTGTAGAGGAACCTACTCCTGAAGTTAAACAAGAACCACAAGTTGTAGTTCCAGAAAACTTACAAGATTTAGTTAAGTTTATGGAAGATACAGGTGGTAGTTTACAAGATTACGCTAGATTAAACGCTGATTATTCAGATATAGATGACAGTACTCTATTAATGGAGTACTATAAAAATACTAAACCACATTTAAACATGGAAGAAATAAACTTCTTAATTGAAGATAACTTTCAGTTTGATGAGGAAATTGATGAGCCAAGAGATATAAAAAAGAAAAAATTGGCTTTCAAAGAAGAAATTGTAAAAGCTCGAAAGCATCTTACTGGCCTAAAGGATCAGTATTACAAAGAAGTCAAGTTGGGTTCTAAGTTGACCAGCGAGCAGAAAGAAGCGGTAGACTTTTATAATAAATACAAACAAGAACAAACTACTAATAGTGAGATTCAAAAACAACAGCTAGAGCGTTTTCAAAAATCTACTGATAATGTTTTTAACAATAATTTCAAAGGTTTTGATTTTAATGTTGGAGATAAAACTTATAGATATAATGTAAACAATGTTCAAGATGTTAAAAGTTATCAAAGCGACATAAGTAATTTCGTAAGAGAGTTTCTTGACGATAATAATATGATGCAAGATGCAAAAGGATACCACAAAGCTTTGTATGCTGGTAAAAATATCGATAGAATTGTTAAACATTTCTACGATCAAGGCAAAGCAGATGCGATAAAAGAGAGTAGTATTAGTGCTAAAAACATTGATATGTCTCCTAGAAAAACAGCTGCACCTTCTATTGATGCTGGTGGTATGAAGTTTAAAGTGTTAGATGGTGATAATAGTTCTGGTTTGAAATTTAAAATTAGAAATAAATAACAACTTAAAATTAAAACAAAATGGGATTTAATACGTCTTTAGGATTAGCGGGTTCATACTCTCTATCTCCTATGCCTTCTCTTACTGTAAGTGATCAAAATTATATTGATTTTACATCATCAACTACAGCTGGTTGGGCGCAACAATATCTACCAGAATTGTACGAACAAGAAATCGAAAGATACGGAAATCGTTCAATTAGTGGATTTTTACAAATGGTAGGGGCTGAAATGCCTATGAGTTCTGATCAAGTAATTTGGTCTGAACAAAACAGATTACATATTGCTTATAGAAATGATGACGTTACTGCTAACTCAACTGTAGTTGTTACTACTGCATCTTCTGGTCTTTGTACTTTAGGAAGTGCTTTAAGTAACTCTATGAGAGTAGGTAACACAGCGTTAATTACTGATGCTGCAACTGGACTTAAAACTCTTAAGTGCTACGTTTCTGCTGTAAGTAGTCAAACTTTTACACTTAAACCTTATACTCAAGATGAACTTAACTCTGGTGAAGTTACTTTTGCTGATTCTGATAAAGTAAACATATTTGTTTACGGTTCTGAATTTGCTAAAGGTTCTGCTTCTATGTCAGGTGAGCTTAAGCCTCAATTTACTCAGTATAACAACAGACCTTTAATTATTAAAGATCACTTTAAAATTGATGGTTCTGATACTGCTCAAATTGGTTGGGTTGAAACTACTGATGAAAGTGGTGCTTCAGGATATTCTTGGTACTTAAAATCTGCTGGTGAAACTAGAATGAGATTTGAAGATTACCTAGAATCTATGATGATTGAAGCTGAACTTACTGAGGCTTCTTCTGGTGTTGCTGACCACGTTAGTAACGTTAATGGTTCTGAAGGTTTATTTGCTGCTGTAACTTCAAGAGGAAATATCTTTGAAGATTTAGCTTCTTTAGCTGACTTCGATTTAGTTCTTAAAAATCTTGATAAGCAAGGAGCAATTGAAGAAAACATGCTTTACGTAAATAGATCATTAGCTCTTACAATCGATGATATGGTTGCTGGGTTAAACTCTAATTACCAAGGTGGTGCTTCTTTTGGAGTATTTTCTAACAGTGCTGATATGGCGCTTAATTTAGGTTTCTCTGGATTTAGAAGAGGTTCTTACGACTTCTATAAGTCTGACTGGAAATACCTAAACGACGCTGCTGGTAGAGGTGGTTTTGGAGATATCTCTGGAATTTTAGTTCCTGCTGGTACTTCTAGTGTTTATGACCAATCACTTGGTAAAAACATTAAAAGACCTTTCTTACATGTAAGATATAGAGCTTCACAAACTGATGACAGAAGAATGAAATCTTGGGTTACTGGTTCTGTTGGATCTGCTTCTTATATTGGAGATGACATCATGGAAGTACACTATTTATCTGAAAGATGTTTAGTAGTACAAGGTGCTAATAACTTTGTTCTATTAAAAGAATCATAGTAGATTAAAATAATAAAGCGGTGTAAAAGCCGCTTTATATTAAACCAAAAACTTAAAACTTAAAAACAAAACAAAATGAAAAAATATTTATATTTTAGAACAGAAGCTACTTTAGCTGATGATGATGGAACAGGAAACTCAGTTATGTTTCCAGCATCTTCATTTTTAGGAGCTGAACCAACTAGTGATACAAGTATTACTGTATTTTTTAAAGGTATGAAAAACCTTCATGCTCACGATGATCACAGTATATCTGATTCAGTTGTATTAACTGTTGCTACTAACAAAGGTAAAGAAGCAATGAAAGCAATTGTTGACGCTGTAGTTGGTAATACTTTTTCAAAGTCATCTTTTATTTCGGTAATTGACGACGTTGATGGAACCGGTATTGCACCAAACATTATTTCAGCTTGTGGAACTATTACAGTTGACGCTGCTCACTCTTAATGAGTAAATTATTTTAAACCAAAGGCGTCTTTATGGCGCCTTTAGGTTTATTTTTAACTATTTAATTATATTATATTATGGAAACGAAAGTTCAAAAGTCTAAAAAGACTAAAAAAGAAAAGGTTGAGGTAGTAGAACCTCAAGGCCCTAAATGGGAGATTAAAGACAGAATGTATTTATTAAAAGGTAGAGGTAATCCTTTAACTTATGTTTTACAGTCTAAATCTACAAGAAAAAAACCTTTATTATGGTGGGACGAAGAAAAAGGTATTAATAGAGAAATGAGATATGCTAGTAATCAAGAGTCTGTTTTTGTTGATGAACAAGATGACAACGCGATACTAGAACATATTATATTTGAAAACGGAGGCTTGTTTGTTTCAAAAAGAAACCAAGCGTTACAAAAATTATTATCTTTGTATCACCCTAAAAAAGAATATGCTTACTTTGAAAAAGATCAAGTAGCTGAAGCTAAAGAAGATCTTGTAAGTATAGAAACTGAAATGGAAGCTTTAAACACAGCTGTTTCAATTGATATTGATCAAGCTGAAGCAATATTAAGAGTTGAAAAAGGTTCTTCAGTTGATAAAATGAGTTCTGCAGAATTAAAAAGAGATTTATATCTATTTGCAAAAAACAACCCATTATTATTCTTAGATCTTGTAAATGATGAAAATGTAATACTTAGAAACTTAGCTATTAAAGCTAATGAAATGGGTGTTATAAAATTATCACAAGACCAAAGAAGATTTACTTGGGGCTCAACTGATAGAAAACTAATGGAGGTACCTTTTGACGAAAACCCTTACTCAGCTTTTGCCGCGTGGTTAAAAACAGATGAAGGTGTTGAAGTTTACAAATCAATTCAAAAAAGAATAAACTAACAACTAATGATCACGGCCCTTTAATTAGGGCCAGTGATTATAACAATATATAAAAATGGCAATATCAGTAGATAGAGTATATAGAAAAGTATTAGCTATACTAAACAAAGAATCCAGAGGTTTTTTAACACCAGATGAGTTTTCTAAAATAGCTTCTCAAGCTCAACTTGATTTATTAGATAAAGCTTTTCACGACTACAACAGAGCTGTGCTGAGAGAGTCAGCTGGTAGAACTGGTGATGGTTATGCTGATATACCTAAAAAAATACAAGATCGTATAGATCCTTTTTACAGTTCACAAAGTATTTCACTTACAACTGGTGTAGGAACTTTACCTACGTTTTATAACATTATAAATGTATCTGTAGAAAAAACAATGTTAACAAATATAGAAAGAGTAGAAAAATCAAAACTAAACTTTTTATTATCTTCACCGTTGACAGCACCGTCAACAACATTTCCAATATATTACATAACAGGTAGTACTATAACAGTGAATCCTAGTAGTTTTACAAGTGTACACATAGAGTATGTTTCAGTACCTAGTGATCCTGTTTGGAATTCAACAGTTGATGCTAACGGAGCTTTAACATACGACGCTACTGGTTCAACAGATTTCACACTACATCCTTCAAGCGAGGTTGATTTAGTGTTAGAAATATTAAGATATACAGGTGTAGTTATAAAAGATCCTTCTGTTATACAAAGCGCTACAGCAGAAACAACACAAAAAATACAACTAGAAAATTCATAATAAATGGGATTATTAGACAATAGAACACAAGAAACATATTACACTGGTAGTCAGTTATTTTATATTAGTGGTATAGATTCAAACTATCCTGCTTATACGTATTCATTAACTAA